CCCAAAGCGCTTGCCGTGCGTGGTGAATGGCAGGAGTCCAGGCTGGCCCGGACTGCCGGCAGGCTCAACACGACATCAACGGTCAGTGCGGCGCCACCTGAAACGCAAATTGTCATGGCCGGCACGGTCATTAATGATCGTCCGTCTGTCGCGGCGGCTTCACTCCCTGTTCGTCAGGCAGAGCACGGTCCCGTTCGCGGGCGCCGCAGTGAAGCCACTGTGGCTGACGCCGGTTTCAGTGGTGAGATCCACGTACATCTTCACGGGGTTGAGCGTCAGGATGCACGGGAGATTGGTCGTATCGTCGCCGATGCTGTTAATGCTGAACTGGCACGGCGTGAGCGGCTCAGCCGGAATAGTTTCAGAGACCGGGATTAAGGGGGGATACCATTATGATGATGATATACGGAATGTTTGTTTTTGAACTGAAAACATTGCCATACCAGCAACTGCAGCAGTCCATCAACTGGCGGCATGTCAAAAATGATCGTATCAACCGATCAGCAAAATGGCAGTATATCGGTGCCGGTGAAGCGCAAATCACCCTTAACGGTGTGCTGTATCCGGAAGTTACCGGTAGTGATGTGTCCCTTGCCGTGCTGACAACGCAGGCTTACACCGGGCGCCCGTGGCCGTTAATCAGCGGCGTCGGCCAGATTTACGGGATGTATGTTCTCACCGGGCTGCAGACGACACACGCGGAGTTCGACCGGTACGGGAATGCAAAAAAGATTGAGTTTTCGATAAGCTTCCAGCGCTGTGATGAAGACCTCCGCGAACGGCTGCAGGCGTCATCCGTTGGTGATTTACTGTCCGGCCTGAAAGACAAGGCCGAATCCGCATATAACACGGTCAGCAGCACGGTATCAAACCTGTTCTGACCAGCAGGCCAGAAACAAAAGCGGGCAAATGCCCGCTTTTTTACTGCAGCACTGCCGGCAATGACAGTGCCCGACTGATGCCGGCGGTTATTCCGGCTTCGGCGGCCATGTCAGACCCGGCGCATGGTCAACATCAACCGCACTTACGTCCTCCATGTACTGCCGCCACGCAATCAGTTTCAGCCGGTTTTCATCAGTGATGGTGCCCAGCAATAAATCTGTCTGCCAGAGGCTGATCGTCTCCTGAGCCGCCGCCAGTAACGTTGCTTTCTGCTGTTCTGCAACCGCCACGTCTGCCGCATGCTGTGCTGCGGTATCCGTCACCCAGGCGCTGCCGTCCCATTTGTCATAGATAGTGAGCGGGGCCTGCGTGGTGACGTCTTCTGAATAGTCGCCCGGCAGGCTGACAACGAATGCCTGTCCCGTGGATTTCAGATACACGGTGTCGCCACGGTGATCCGGAACAAGCTGCCAGGCGGTGTTCTCTGCATTTCTTGTGACCGCCTTACCTTTCATCCCTTCCGGCGGTGCGTCAGTGCATGAATTCGCCGGGATACCCACACCTTCAGCAAGGTACTCAACGGCAGACGACAGGTATTCGCGGGTTACCTGGTTAAACCGGTACACCGTGATAATGCCCGGTGTCGTTGCAAGGCCGTCATAGCCAATAACTGCTGCTGTCGTATTCATTATTCCGCCCTCACAATATAGTTAAACGCCACGTTACGGGGACGGGCCCTTGCAACATCATTCGGGCCGACAAAGCCGGTTTCAATGGAACTGGCATTCAGAACAAACCGGTATATCTGTGGCACTGATCCCATATTATCCCCAAAGAAGCTGGCAGATGGATCACCTAAACTTCCCGCCACCCCCTGCATAAACGAGTTACTCAGGTATTGCGAGATGGAAACAATGGTACCTTCCTGCTCGCTCAGAATGACGCGGTTCTGATCAATACCGCGATCATCATCCCAGCCACGGATAAATTCCGCGCGCAGATCCGGTAATACCCCTGACGGGTATGCAGCGGCGAGGATCGGATACAGCGTTTTGTTAAAGCCTGCACCGTTGCATTTCAGCCATCCCGTGGGGGGTGTTTCTGTCGGCCAGGGGAGCGGAACACCTGTCGGAATATGCTTTCTTAATGTGGCGATGGTAACGTACTGCGGATGTGCGTCCGGGTCGGTAATATGCCCTGCGAGTGCTTCACTGACAGTTACATCAACATACTGATGCGTTGCCAGTACAATGGATGGATCAACGATCAATGTCACTGCAGCCGTATTGCTGACGATCAGGATCATGCGCAGCGCCTGCACGCGGCCACTGCCCTCCTGTAACTGTGGCTTGTACGTCTCAGCACAGTTCGCCACGGCAATCATGTCACCGTCGCTGTCAAAGACAGCAAATTCACGGATCCACCAACCGCCGGTGCCCTCAGGGATCACCATTTCAGCAATCACCTGGCTGTCATTGTTCGGGTCTTTTGTCAGCAGGTTAAGCGGTGCGCGGTAGCGTTCGTTAACCAGCGCCGTTTGTTCCGGCGACGGCACAGGCAATGCCCCGTTACCGTCCCCCACGGCCATTTCGGTAATTTCCAGTGGCTGCCCTGATGCAATGGCGTCCGTCAGTTTTGCGGCGCCGGTATCAGTCAGTAGGGTATAGTATTTAATCGGCATGTCTGATTTCCATAGTATCAACAACGTGAGATGCGGCGGCGAACCAGTAACTGTCACCTGCTGTTACCGTTTCCGGGAAATAAGGGTAGACGGTCAGCGTGTCACCCAGGTAATGGCCGGCCGCCGTTCTGATATCTCCCTGTGTCTGTATCGACAGGAGCAGTCCCGCAAGATGTCTGCTTCTGGGTTTTGCATCATCGATGAGCCGTTCAAGCTCCAGATATTTATCTTCGGTGATCCCCTGGTCCTGGATGGCGATTTCAAGCCTGAATGTGCCGGGTATACCGTCTTCCTGCCACCACTCAGTTATCTGTGTCAGGCTGCCGAACGGTTCGATAACGCGGCGGATCGCCGTGATGGTTCCTTTCAGGCGGTGCACTATCCATGAGGCTTTGATTACCTGTCGTTTTGTCTGCTCAGACCAGTTTTTATCCCATCTGTCGACTGACAACGCCCAGGCAAGATAAGGCAGCAGCGGCGCAGGACACTCGTCAGGGTTCCAGAGCTTACGCAAATCAACGGGGATCCCGGTGAGCCGCTCCAGTGCCGTGGCCGCGCGGCGCATAAAATCACTGGCTGACGGGGGTAACAGGTCGTTACTCATCTGTGCCCCCGAGAGTGACGGTAAAGCCCGTGCACCGTGCGGCCTGCGTGTCGTCGATCACGATGTTTTCTGCCGGTGACAGCAATTCCACCCGCTGCACACCCTGAATGTGCAGCGCAGCAATCACCGCAGAGCAGGCCACGTCACGGCCGATCTTTCCCTGTTGACTCAGCCACAACTGCAGGGAGTTCTGTGCGGCAATATAGATGGGCTCTGACTCCGGCCCCGGATAGAGATAAAGCACAGCGTCAATCTGATAATTCACAATCTCCGCTGCCTGTACTGTCAGACGATCAGCAACCGGGCGCTTGTCTTCTGCCGACAGTGCCCTGTCAACGGTTTCCAGTAGCGCAGCATCCGCCGTGCCGTCGCCCTCCGTTGACAGGACAGAGACCACCACCACGGCCGGCGACGGACTGATCGCGCGGGCATCCGCCACTTTTCCGCTGGCACTCATGGCGAAATACTCATAGGCACCCGTTGGCCCTGCCACGCTCAGCCCCTCAAATGCTGCCTGCGCCCGCAGTCTCAGGGCTGTATCGCTCTCCATCACCGCCGGACTGTTTTCCGTTCCTGGCGTGATTTCAAGGCGCTGTGTGTTGTTGTTGGCAACCAGATTATCCAGATCCGTAGATACCGAGTGGCTCAGCATGCAGGCGGCAGCACCGTCATTGATACGCTGCCTGAGAATGACTTCACGGTACGTGCCTGCCTGGGCGATGATGTTCAGCGGTTCAGATTCCAGCGCCATGGCCGCCGAGACGGAAGCCTGCTGTTCCGGCGGGAACGCTGCAATAATCAAATCTTTCCACTCGCTGAGAATAACTTCAAAATCCAGCGCTTCAATCACCTCAGGCTGTGGCAGTTGCGACAGATCAACGGTTGGCATTACCGGCCTCCTTCAGTATCAGTGATGTGCCTGCGGCCTGCATGGTTGCCGTGATGATACCTTCCAGCTCAGCCCTTACAGCGCCGTCTTTTTCATAGTTGATATTGATGCGTGTCATCGCAATTCGTGGCTCCCAGAGCGTCAGCGCGATCACCGCTGCACTCATACACTGCAGGCGGGTGGCGTCGTTTTTTGGCGCATCGATCAGATCAGGGACAAGGCTTCCGTAATCCCTGCGCATCACGCGCGTGGCGAGCGGCGTTGTCAGAATGTCGCGAACGGAATTCCACAACTGCGCCGCGTCTGTCAGCAGACCGGTATTGTCCGGGTTCATGCCCGTGTAGCTGATCATCACTGTGGCCCCTGTGTTTTGCTGCCGCCACTTTCAACACCACCGTGAACGTGGGTGTGTACGGTGATACCGTTGGACGAAAGGCGGCCATCTGAATGAGTGACATCGCCCTTCATCGTGCCACCTTCAAGCAGCTCAAATGTTCGTGTTTTCAGGTGATCCGTGCACTCCACGACCGGCGTTTCCAGTGTGACGCTGACGGACGCCGTGATATGAGCGGTCTTTATGCCGGTGACCGCCAGCGCGCTGGCATCAGCATCATAATGAAATCTGGCGCCATCCGGTGCAGTCATTACCACTTCCTGCAGGGTGCTGCCCGGTGCCGGATGGTTGTCGCTGTATATGCTGCCAACAATAAACGCCGTTTCCGGATTGCCTCCCAGGCAGGCGAATAACACCTGCTCACCGATGACGGGCGGCACCCATATCTTAAAGGCGCCGGCGCGCTGAGTGTTCCAGCGCAGCCAGTTCGTCACAAGCTCGCCGCTCCTGACACGGACACACCACGTTTCTTCGTCAATTTCAGCGACAGTGCCGGTGCGGATGATGTTTTCAATAAGGCGCAGCAGCTCAGTATCCACGGTATGCCCTCCCGTACCGCCGGGCCTTGCTCATCTCGCTGATGATGATCCCTTCCACCATGCGTTCATCGCTTTCACTGACACCGAGTAACTCACGCACCGGATATTCAACAAAAATGCCTGGTGCCGCTTCGTCTTTCAGGCCGAGCTGATGGATGCGGGCAATACGTGCTGCCATACCGTCATAACCCACAATGGCACCGCTGGCATCACCGTGCATTTTCAGGAAACGGAAGGTCGCCAGGCGCTGAAACATTTTCATTTGCCTTCTGGTCGGACGGGTCACCGCGCGCGTGTTGATTTCCAGATAGCGTTCAATGTCACTGCGGTAAAATGTGCGCATATCTCCCCGGTCTTCGTCGTAACCGGTGATGCGTCGCCCGTAGCGCCCGATTTCATGTTTCCAGTTTTTCAGGTGACGAACGTCATCATTCCAGATAAATCTGATACCCTGTTGCGTGCGTGTCACCCGGCGCCGTCGCGGCTGAAATGAAGAGCCGTCAGGGTTCTTCTGTGCCCGGATGCGTTTCTGCTGGCTGCGGCGAAGCGCGCTTCCGATGGCGCGGCCCAGTCTGTGCCTGCCGCCATATGACAGCGTATTAACAATGTCGCTGAATGCCTGATCAAGTTCACGAAAGAGGGCGTCGGTCATACATTATCCCGCCATGTCACATCTTCTATAATGCTGGTCCAGTCGCCTTCCGCTGATGGAATTCTCGGCTTTGGCTCCGGTAAATGTTCAGCATGAAGCCGGCCTGACTCATCACGGGTGACCTTCACACGCTCACGGATCGGCAGCTCAAATAACAGATCAGCAGTATCATCGTCATTGATGATCGTTTTAAAGCCAATATCCCTGTTCTTCTGCGGGTTAAGCAGTAAATCAGGCTGGTTATCAGCGAGCCACGCCATCAGTGGCAGTACTATTTCGTCAATGTCCGCGGTGAATCCCATTAAAAAGAACACGAGAGTGTAACGGTACACGAAGGTTGGTGTTTCGCCTGTCGTCTCAACGTTACCTTCACCCACAAAAACCGTGAAGGCCTCCGGGTTCGCCCGGCACCAGTTACTGCACTCAAGCATGGTGGTGCGCAGTGCATTGGCTTTCAGCATGTTTACTCCTCCGGTGCCGTTTGCTGCCGCTGACGTTCAATTTCACGTATCCCCGACAGGTTGTTATTACCCTTCTCAATGACGGCAAGAAGCGGACCAATCCACAAAACCGCCTGGCAGTACGTCATTTCGCCGGTGGTAACGGAACCATCATCGGCTGCATCAGTGATGCCGGCACCGGCGTGCACTGCGCCGGCACGTAAACGGTTCGCGTAGTCGAGCAGCCCGCCAGCAATATCAGCAGGCACAGGCAAATCACAGGTTTTTTCACGTCTCAGGATCTCCCGGTATTCAATGACCGTTTTTTCAGTGCCGGCATCAACGGACATATTCAGGCTGCCGGTCTGTTCTGCAACCTGGTTAAAGCGGCTGAAATTAAAGGCCTGCGTTGCAATGACCTGCTTCTGAAGATGGTTATCAGACAACAGCACCGCGTTATCGCTCTGCACTTTCATCAGGCTGGCACGGCTTACTGCCAGCAGAATACACAGCAGCGCAATAACAATGACGGTGAAAACCAGCAATGCGACCTGCCACCTGGCTTTAATCGCCTGCCACATTGCCGCTATCATGATTCCGATACCGAACGTAGCCCCGTCAGAACAGGGAGCGGACGGGTGTCAACCTGCACACCTGCAGGCCAGCGATAACCGGTAACACGGGTACGGGGAAAGGCACGAATATTGACGGCATCACTCTGATTGCCGCCAAGTACCATCAGGTCGCCGTCCGGTTGCTGTCCGACAACAAATCCGACATGCCCGCCGCCGTCGCGACTGAATACCACCACGCAACCATAAGCAGGCTGTTCCAGTCGGTTTCCCCAGTTGAGGTAAGATTTTGCGGATTCGAAGCGGGAAGATTTGAATCCGGCGCGTTCAAGAACGCCGCCGACATAGGCGGCACACCATGGGGTCTCGTCATCCTTAATGCCTCCACGTTTAATGTCTTTCCAGAACTGCAGGATCAGCGGGTTATGCTGCGCCCCCCTGATCTCCTTTTCGCCGATATACTTACGGCCTTCTGTCAACCATGATGGTTCTTTCATGATTATATCCCCGCTTTCGTCTCATCCGGTATGTCAGTCATCACTGTTCACCTTTCTGCCCTTTCTCCCGGCCCTCAATGAAGCTGGTGACTTTGTTTCTGACTTTTTCAGCGCCGAGGAAACCGATTGATGCCCCGAGAAATGTCACCGCATTAGCCGGGAAACCCAGGAATTCCAGCGATCCCGCGATAGCCAGCGTCATGATCCCGCAGGCTATGGATCCGGTGATGGTCTGCACCAGTGATTTCCCGTCATAAATGCTCATCAGCGCTGAAATGCTGACTGCCGCGCAGGCTGCGTACAGCGCCGGTAAATACGTGGCAATCCATTTCATTGTCTGTTCCAGTAAACCCGGTGGTAGTTTCTGCACATTTTTCCCCTCAGCCCCACAACTGCACCATTTCCTGCTGTGTCGGGGCAGTGACTTCCGGCAACTCCACCTCCTGACCGGCACTGAGAAAAACATACAGGCTCAGTCCCGGATTGGCAGATAACACCTGTTCGGTGACGCCCTGCGTGGTGCCGTAATGGCGCCAGCAAAGCAGATCCACCGTGTCACCCTGCAACGCTTTCACTTTCATCAGCACAACTCCGCATAGACACGCCGCACACCACGAATATCCGCAATGCTCCAGCGTGCATCACGCCACAGCTCATCACGCTGCATATCCATCGCATCAGCAACCCGATCACCTTTTGCTGTCGTGTCCACGTCGCGGTATCCTTCCAGGACGAAAGCGCGGGTGATGGCGTACACCGCGCGACGGAAGCTGTGGACTTTTCTGCTTTCATCGTTGATCTGCGTTGCAGGTACATCCTGCAGCGTGGCGTAACCTGCCTGCTCCTGCTCTGTCTGCCAGTCACTGAGCTGGTCAATAACATGCGCCACAGCTTCCGTTGCTGCGTGCATCAGTCTTGATGTGGTGATGCCACCAGTGATGCGCGCTGCCAGGCGGAGATCATGCAGGCTTATCACCGGCCAGAATGCACCGGCACTGACCGCGCTTTCACCATCATCAACGTCCGCAACATCACCCTCTGCGGACATGACAGTTTTGCCTGCCACGATACTGCTCATGCCTTATCTCCCAAAAAATCAGGCGGTGGGCGAGCGGTCAAAAGACCGTAAACGGGCAGATAACCGCTCGCGCCGCCTGTCGCACGGGGGCGAAGTCGTTAACTCTGTTCCTGGCCTGCAGCGGAGCCGGGCTTCTTCGTCGCTGTCCTGCGTGAGCCCTTCGCTTTTGCCGCTTTGCCTTTCGTTGTTCTTTTACCTGCTGCGCCGGTTACCGCTTTCGTGGCTGTCGCTGCAGTACCGTTATCTGTGGCGGCGTCCGCCGGTACACCCGGCACCTTTTTGAGCATGCGCAGCAGAGTGGCAATCTCACGTTTAACGCCGGCATTTTTGTCGAGATGCATCGCTTCACGAAATAACTTAAGTGCGTCCCCCCATACTTCCGGATCTGTGGAAGCGCGGCGCACAAATGCGGCTGCCTTGCAGAGTTTTGCCCTGACCTGATCCGGCATATCGCTGCCGGCAACAATGGTTTTCAGTTCGTCCAGCGGTGCGATAAATTCCGACAGGTCAGCATCCGGATCGGTCACTGCCAGAGTCAGCACCGGCGCACAAAGTTCTTCCGTCAGCACGGTGGCAGCACTGCGGCCAAAGTTATCCGGCATATTCAGGTTATGGCGCACCACGTATTCACCGAGGCGCAGCGCCTGCGCGGTATCACCGCAGTCGATGGCCCATACCATCATGGTGGTGATGACCTCATCCTGACGGCCACTGTCTCCGTCAATCGTGCCATCGATCCAGCCGGTGAACTCCGGCATGAGTTCCTTTTTTATTTCCGCTTTTGCCGCGTTTGACTGGATACCTTTAAGCCTGGACTGGGCAAGGCGCAGCGTGTGCATGATCTGTTCATGCGCCGTACGCTGGACAAGGGTTTCTTCTGCGTGCTGGCCGCGTCGTTTTGCCATCACTTTCTGAAAATGATGCTGTGCCGGTGTTAACATTGGTTCTTCTCCCCTGACTGGCGGGAAATATCCCGCCAGTGCTGATGATTACCTGTCAGGTCTGATTACGCCTCTGGCGCCGGCTCAGGGGCCGGTGCGGCCTCTGCAAATGTCAGGCCTTCAATCAGCGCGCACTTACCGAAGTCTTCAACCACATAGGCATCGTTCATTGACTGATAAGTTGCGATCCGGTTGTACTCCGGCTCTTCTTTCATCAGGCGACGCAGTGAACCTTTCTGGAAGTAAATGGACAGGTTGCTGAATGACGTGATAAGCATCGCGTCAGCCGGGAAGAACGGCGCCAGATACACCGGCAGGCCACCGATCATGCGGGACGATACGATCAGCTGACCGGTCAACAGCTCAGAGTTCGGATTGGTGGCGCTCATCGCGTTAATCAGCGGAAGGCGCATCGTGTTGAACAGATCACGCCCCAGCATAACCACCAGATCCGGCGCGTCCTTGTACCACTCGTCAAGCAGGGTGGAACGGACGTCCTGCACCAGTGCATCCGGATTGCCATAATCACCGGCAGCAATCACTTTGTTATCCATGTCGCGCGACGTCAGTGTGACATCCGATATGATCCGCTCAGGTGCAAGCTGGCGGATGCTTTCCAGCCAGCCCACGCTGACATCCTGGCGCAACGGATTAGCTACCGGGTCTGATACCAGTGCATGCGACGTCCCGTTAAAGCCGATCATGATGCGATCGAGTGCGATTTGCTGCGCAATTTGATTGCTGACACGCGCCTGAAAATCAGGATGTCCCGCCCATGCATCCAGCACCGGATAACCAATGAACGTGTCGTAGTTCACCTGTTCACAGCGGTAGCGGCGCACTTTCAGATCGTGGGCTGACACAGGGTTACGGCGCTGACTGCCGTCAGTCGTTGTATTGGTACGGGCAATCGGGCCGAGGGTGTCAATCAGGACTTTTTCACCCTCCTGATCAACAACACCAATGACGTTAATTTTTTTCGTCAGTTCGGTGCTCTCTTTAATCGCGTTTTCAAGACGCTGCTGCACAGCAGGATCGACGTTATAACGGTTCACCAGGCTGCTGACAGGGATGTTATTAAGTTGCGCCTGTCGTGCCATATACATCGCAACCTGATTACGGGCCTGCGCTGAAAGTACAATATTCATCGTGAGTCTCTCTTTGAATGAGTCCGGAAATAAACCTGCCTGGCTGATGACTGAATGGATCAGAAATCAGCCATCTGGGTGCCATTACCTCCCGTGGCAGTAAAGCGGGAGTCCGGGTTGCTATCCGTGGTTTTCAGCCTGTCCGTCAGCGCGGTCAGTTCATTGCTGAGTTTTTCAATCTGCTTTTTGTCAGCGGCATGCCGGGTCTCCAGCGAACTGAAGCGATCGAGCAGGTCAGCATGCGACTGTGCGACGTTCTCCACTGCCTCGCGCACCTGGCTGAACTGTTCACCCTCAGATTTGCGACCATGGCTGATGATCCCCATCACACGGCTGAACCACTGCTTACCTTCATCGCTGCGTTGTTCCGTCAGCTCAATCAGCTCTGCCTCAATGGCGCTGGTGAACATCGGCGCTTCACCCTGCTGATGGCTGAATGTCATGACCTGCTGGCGTTGTTGTGCGGCAAACTGCAGGCGCTCGGTGCCCAGGCTCGCCGGGGTGTCCGTCATTGCCAGCCCCCTGAGGTATGCCCCGCCGTTCAGCGCACTGAAATTCGGGTCAAGCTCAATACTGGAGTAGATTTTTTTACCGTCATCAGTGAGCTTTTTCATGCGCTCAGTGGGCTCAATCTCGGCATAAAGTGCCGTACGGCCGGCTAACGGACCTTCAGTAATTTCGTCCGTGCTCAGTGCCATAACATCGCCCATCGCGGACAGTTCGCTGCCCGGAAAAGACGAAATGAAGTGCTCCACGTTGACGCGTGCACCATAAACATCAGGCCGGTAATTCGCCGCAGCCTGCTGAAGAAGTGATGGATTGATTTCACGCCCGTCAACGGTGGGCCCGGAAACCGCAACGCGGAATTTTTTGCGTGCCGGTTTAGTTGCACTGGCCATGCTGATACTCCTGTTTAATCTGTTTATGCCGGCCATACTGGCACCGTGTAACTTCATGGCTCAACGCGGTTTTGTTGTCGCCGTTCTGTCAGACAAAAAAGGGGGCAGCAGAGGGATCGCGCGCGGGGTAATCTCCACGTCATAAACAGTGGAGGGCGGATGATTCAGGACGCTTTTGTACGGCAGCGCGCAAAACAACTTTACTGGCAGGGATACCCGCCAGCGGATATCTCGCGCCTGATGGGAATAAACCAGAACACGATTTATGCATGGAAAAAGCGTGATGAATGGGACGAAACACCACAAATTCAGCGTGTCAGCCAGACAATGGACGCCCGTTTAATCCAGCTCACGGAGAAGAAAGACAAGACCGGCGGCGACTTCAAAGAGATTGATTTACTTACCCGGCAACTGAAAAGGCTCACAGACGGCCAGCCGTCAGCCGCCAGTGCTGGCAAACCGCCGCGTAAGCGCAAACTGAAAAACCACTTCACGGAAGAACAGGTCGCCGCGCTGCGGGAAAAAATACTGGGATCGCTGGCGTGGCATCAGCGTGGCTGGTATGACTCGCTTGACACTGTCCGTAATGCCGGTTACCGCAACCGGATGATACTGAAATCCCGCCAGATTGGTGCCACCTGGTATTTTGCCCGTGAAGCATTGCTTAACGCATTACGTGATGACGTTAAATACCCTTATCAGCGAAACCAGATTTTTTTGTCTGCATCACGACGCCAGGCGCAGCAGTTCAGGGGGTTTATTCAGAAGGTCGCGGAAGAAGTGGATGTCGAACTGAAGGGTGGGGATAAAATCGTGCTGTCGAATGGTGCTGAGCTGCATTTTCTCGGTACATCAGCAGCAACCGCGCAGTCTTATACCGGAAACCTGTATTTTGATGAATTTTTCTGGGTGAATAACTTCATTAAACTGCGCAAAGTTGCCGGCACCATGGCAACCCTGACAGGGCTGACGCGTACCTATTTCTCCACCCCGTCAGGTGAAACCCATGAAGCCTTTCCGTTCTGGACCGGCGATCGCTGGAACGCGAAGAGACCAAAAGCACAGCGTCAGCCCTTTGATGTGTCATGGAAGAAACTGAACAGTGGCCTGCTGTGTCCGGATAAAACCTGGCGTCAGATCGTCACGCTGAAAGATGTTGTTGATCATGGATGGGAACATACCTGTTTTGAGGAAATCCGTGATGAAAACAGCGAAGACGAATTCCTTAATCTGTACATGTGCGAATTCGTCCGTGATGGCGAAGCCGCGTTCAGCCTTAACGCACTGATCAGCTGTGGTACCGATGGTTATGACGAGTGGCCTGACTGGAAACCGTTTGCAGCGCGTCCCATGGGTAACCGTCCTGTATGGATCGGTTACGACGCCAACGGCAGCAGCGGTAACGGTGACAGCGGCGGGTTGTCTGTTGTTGTGCCTCCCGCCGTCCCTGGCGGAAAGTTCCGTACGATCGAAACATTGCAGGTGCAGGGACTTGAATTTGAAGAGCAGGCGAAAGTCATTGAGGATTTTACCCTTAAATACAACGTGCAACACATCGGCATAGATGTGACCGGTGGTAATGGCGACGGCGTCTGTCAAATCGTCAAAAAATTCTTTCCCGCCGCTGTCCCCTACAGTTTCAACCTGGCATCAAAGCGCGCACTCGTGATGAAAATGCTGCAGGTCATCCGGGCTGGCCGGTGGGAATATGACAGAAGTGAGCGGGCTTTAGTGACCGCGTTCAATGCGGTCAGAAAAACCAAAACCCCTGGCGGGTTTATTACCTACGATACCGATCGTTCGCGTGGCGTCAGCCACGGTGATTTAGCCTGGGCGACAATGCTTGCCATCATCAATGAGCCACTCGGTGGCGAAGATGGCAGTCATCGTAGCTTCGTGATGGAGTTTTAATGAAAAAGCGCAAATACACCAGAAATAACCGTGGCGGCCATGCTGATATCGGAGCGGCGCTGAAACGCGATCCGTCACTCAGCGCGTTCACGTTTAACGGCCCGTACCGGCTGGAGAGTCATGACCTGCTTGATAACATGTATTGTGCCGATAATGGCCGGTATTACGAAACACCCGTTGATTTTTACGGCCTGGCACAGGCGGCACGTAAAACATCATGGCATCAGTCGGCGCTTTACTTTAAACGCAATGTGCTGAGTGGCTGCTTTATCCCGCATCCGCTTCTGTCACGACAGGCGTTCTCCGGTCTGGCCCTCGACTGGTTTGTGTTCGGTAACGCTTATCTTGAGCGGCGAACCAACGTGTTAGGCTCACCACTTATCATGCGGCATGCGCTCGCGAAATACACGCGGCGCGGTATCGATACGGATACTTACTGGTATATCCAGGACGGGAAACCTGACCACACTTTCCGGCGCGGCGATATCTGCCATATCCTTAATCCCGATATTAATCAGGAGATCTACGGCATGCCGGAATATCTCGGCGGGTTATTATCGGCGAGCCTGTCCTACTCTGCTGACATGTTCCGCAAACTCTACTACGACAACGGATCTCATGCCGGCTGTATCATCTACATCGGTGCTTCACAGATTGACCGTGAAAGCATGGAAGAGGTGAAGAAAACACTACAGGAATCAAGGGGTGGTGGCGCCTTTAAAAACATTCTTATCCAGGCGTCGGGTGGCGGGAAAGATGGCGTACAGATCCTGCCATTCCAGCAGATCACCGCCAAAGATGAGTTTGTGAATGTCAAGGCGTCGTCGCGTGACGACATGTTAGCCATTCACCGCGTTCCGCCGCAACTGATGGGCGCCATGCCTGACGGTAACGGTTCGTTCGGTGATG